GAACCTATGACGCCATCCTTCTTCCCGTTGAGCCCTGTGATGATGGCGGGCTTCAGGACGGGTTTCCACATGGGGTCACCAGTCTCGCGAAGAATGTCGAGCGTCTTGAAGTATCTGTACTTCAGTTCCGTCAGCATTTTAGGTTCTTGATTCGTGAGAACCGCCAGAGCAAGGGCCGTCAGTCCCGTTGCGAGATAAGCTAGTTGGTTCATCTCCTCTACCATTTACAAAGACAAATTTCGTATACAAATCCGAGATCAGCCCCGACGGTCTGGGAACCATGGGCTCCCATACGAGTCGGTCAAATCCTAGATCCTTCAGGCGTTCGATAAGAACCCGCCCGTCCAAGAGGGGCTCCTCCTTGGCCCCACTGGCATAAAAGGGGCCGTCTGACAACCGGACGTCGAGTTTGTCACCCTTGATTTCAAATTGGTTTCCGAGTGTGTCCCTGAAACGCCCGTATTCGTTGGCCATACACACGGCCCTGTCCTTCTCGGGTGTGATGCCAATCAACAAACCCCCAGGTTTCAGAGCAACCTTGATAGCCTTCAGGGATTCCTCGAGTGTCTTTTCATTTTCAAAAATGTAGTGAAGCGAAAAGTTGTAGCAGACCATATCAAACGGACCAGCAAAGGCTGCTTGACGAATATCACCCTGCCCGAGGAACCAGACGTCCAGACCCATTTCAGAGGCCCGTTTCTCAGCCTCGTCGAGAGATTCGTGGTCAGGGTCTATGGCAGCCACGCGAACACCGGCCGCCTTCCATTTCCACCAGTCGCCACCCCGACCGCATCCACAATCTAGAACGTATGAATTGGGCCTGACCCATTTGTTAATCAGTTGGCGTTTGTAATTGTTGTGAGTTTTGCGGATGTCCATTTTAACTCCCCGCGTTTAACAACTTAAAAGAAAAATGCGTGTATCTTTTATATGGGTTCACTCGAGAGTGATTATCTGACCGTTCCAGGACAGCTTTTTGCGTGCGTGTCGTTTGTCGGCCCAGATCTGCCCCAGAAGAATGAGCAGCTGGGTCTGAAGATCCGCGGCTGCTTCCCGACCCGTGACGAGGCTGGTGCCCACGCCAAGCGCCTCCAGAAGGATGACGCCCTGGTTGACATTTACGTCGTGGACATGTACAAGTGGCTTCTGATTCCTCCAAAGCGTGATGAGATTGAGGACGTTCACTACCAGAACGACAAGCTCGAGGAGATTATGGTCAACTACCGCAAGAGTCAGCAGTCTGCGGCGGCCATGTTCGAGAAGCGTAAGCGTGATATGATGGCCACGCCCATCGAGGGGTCCGAGACTCCTTACATCACGCCAGGTGACGAGAACAGCAAGTACTACACCAAGCCAGACGTTCCACCGATTCCTCACCCGGCGGATCTGCTCGAGGATCTGAAGAAGGCGTTCCCCGAGGCTTCCATGGAGGAGCTGGTGGCCAAGGCGGACATTCGCGTGGCTGCCGAGGTTATGAAGCGCAAGGAGGCGCAGGACGCGGTCGACAAAGAGGCCGCGGATCGTGCGGCGGAGACCAAAGCACCAATCATCGAGGAGGAGGAGGTTCCTGACGCCGCCTAAAAATATTCACAAATAGTAATAATGATTTTTAAATTGATTGCGGTCGTGGTGGTCCTAGTCCTCTTGTACATGGCGTACAAGCGGTTCCCACCGGCGCCCGCAAGAATATCTCAAACTGTTGCCGCTCATGACAATCAGTTTGATGTATTCAGAGATATGGAACCAGCCGATCAGACTCGTGAGAATCCTTGGCTGGGTTTTCTTCAGGAGGATGTCCGTGTGAAACGCACGGGTCCTATTGGGGAGTTTATTGGAGCTGATTCCAGTTCTGGAAACGCGGTACTTTACGCCGTAACCTAGGGACGCCCCTGAACAACAATAGGACGCATACTGACTATCAAAACGCCGATGACGATGCCGAGAAGAATAAGACCTACAGGGTTTGTATTTTTTAGAAACTCGAGGGGGTCCTTTTGGGGAGTCTCAAGGTCGCGTTGAAACATGGGGCGTGGCTGTTCCTGAACCGGCCAATCACTTTCGGACGGCGGTCCGTTTCTTGACTGGGACGGCTGGTCGCTTTTTGACAGGAACGGCAGGTTCTCCATGGTCGTCACTATCTGAATCGTCACTCTCGCTTTTATCTGGCACGACAAAGCCGTCTAAATTTCCATCTTCATCAGCGTCAGAGTCCCCGTCCGTGTCCTCTTCTGAAAAGTCATCAATGTCCCCGTCCGTCTTGATGTCCGACTCGTCTGAATCGTAATCGTCCTCACCGTAATCATCCTCAACCTGCTCGACGGGCTCGTAACGCACTGGAGGCTTGCTGACGCGTCCTGAACGCGTGCGAGGCTCAGGTGTCGGCGCGGAGTCTGGGGAAGGGGCCTTCTGGCCGGACATCTGGGTAATCTACGAGTGATTCGTTTAAGTACTTTGGGAAGAACTGAATGCCCTTGGCGTTGGCGTGCTCGTTAATCATAAATTCGCCTTCGTAGCCTAGTTCCTTGGCGATGGTGTCGAGCGTCTCCTGGTATTCGGCATCGTCTGCGCGTCTTATTCCGAGCGCCAAGTCCCTGATGTTTTCCACGGCGCCGTACAAAGCCTTGGCCGATTCGTCAAGTTGGTCCGTCGAAACCAACTGTTCGAACTCTTGGAGATTGGTCAAAAATCTTTCCCAGCTCTTTGGGTCCAGACCCGAATACGCGTGGACCCTCTCTTTGTACTTCTTGAAACGTGCGACGGGACCCATCGGAAAGAAAATCCATAAGAAAACTACAAGAAGGACTACCCACAATAGCAACTTCATTGAGTTGCTCTACTATTGATGGAGGAAGAATATGTTCACGACCCCTGAACTCACGGCACTCTTCGTCAAAGCATCGCTGAGAGACGCGTCCTGACCGCATGGAAAACCATACGTGATTCGACTTGTGTTCCTTCTGGACCCGCTCACAGTACTTGGAGTCGCTCTGAGCGAACCAGCCGTCGTGGTCGTGTCGCTGGACCTTCTTGATGTGCGTCCGGCTCTGCCCCTCGAGTACGCGCCTGATGTACTCTTGGAGAGGCCCACTGTTCTCGAGAGCCTCATGGGGTGGAGGGCCGTCCCCGTCGTCCGTACGCACGGCAAAGAGCGTGAGGGTCTCGACGTTCGGCTCCTTGGCGAACGGGGTGGCCTCCAGTAAGTCCCTCCACGGAATGTATGGATCACCGGTGGGTTTCTTATGGGACCAAAGCATACGAAGTCCAGAGCCTCCATAGACGGACGCATCTATGATACGGTCCCAATCGAAGGCCAAGTACTCTGTGAGTTTTAAAATAATTTTGGTTCTAAATTGAAGAGCCTGATTTCTGGTGACGACAAGGTCTGGCCAGTGAACATGAACCCCTGATTTAATAAGCCCCTCGCCGACGGGTCGGGGCCTGGCCCGAGCGATGAGACACCTCGAGGTCTGATCAATGGCATCATGAATTATAGAACAAAATTGTAAAAGATCTTCATCCTTCAATTTCTCATGAGACTTGTAATCAAGGTCCACGAAAAACTTGAACCGATCAGTCTTTTGTTCGACGACGTACAATTTAGTACCTGATTTAATCGCATCCACACAGGATTGGTAAAATTCCTGGATTTCCTCTGTGGGTACGAACAGCATTCCTCCGGACATGAGGACATGGGTGGCTGGACCTGTCGGCACACGCCATTTATCTATTGACATTATCAATTAAGCACCTAAATTCTCTAAGACTCATCTTCACTGGAAGAATCCAAGAGCCATGAAAGGATGTGTTTCTGTCTTGGAGGCTTTTTTGGGGGTTCCGTTTTTTCAGAAGGCGCTGCTGTTGTCTCAGCCTGCGGGGCCGACTCTTTCAGAGTCTCGGCCTCCTGCTCGAGTTTTTCAATTTCATAACACAATTTGCGAAGGGACATGTCCTGTGCAAGTTGTTTAGGGTCTTCACCCTGACCACGCATGGTGGCCAGGATGGTGGCGAACTCGATTTTGGACCGGGTCATCCTATAGTAAGTGCGTAGCACTTATTTGGCCGTGCGTAGCGCGGCCAATCGAGAGTTTTGAAAAAGGTTCCTTCGGAACTGGCGTCTCTCAGACCCTCAAATTAAAAGGAATCTTGGCCTGATTAAGAGCCTGCTGGAATTCAGGGTTGCCCAAGACGTGTTGACGTATCATGGGCCACAAGTTTGGCAATTTTGAAATAAAATCCAGATTCTCAAATTTACAATCGTCATTCTCGTCATAATTCTTACGAAAGGGTACAGAGTTGGCATCCATCTTGCCCATTTCCTCCGTGAACCGTTTGACGATGTGCCGTTGTTCCACGGGGGTCATTTGCATGTTAAATACATAGACGTGGTAGTGGTTCAGGACATCCACACCGTCTTCCACGTCCCGAGCCTCGGGCGTGTCGGTCGAAAACTTGAAGTAGGCGTAAGAGCCGCGCTTCAGGTTTATGATACCGCGTGTTTCTTCTTCGAGTTCACGAACGGCACACCGAAGTGGGTTGTAAATCTCGCGTCGGCGACACCCGCCTGTGACAAAAGTCCATTCACGGTACCTTCTGTCGTGCACGATGAGAAAGTGCGGAACATCATTCACTAGGCTGACGGGTATTGCGATTGCTTTGTGTCTCTCTCGAGGGCCTCGGGGACTTGACATCACCCTCTGATATTTCCGTATCAAAAAAGTCACGGAGATTTCCCGTACGTGGGCTGTACGTGATCAAAAATAAGAGGCCTATGATCAAGACCCAATGCCAGAGTTGCAT